ATGGATATCAATAAGCTTGTAGATAGTTTATTTTGTAACCAGTGTGTAAGTATAGATATTTTGAAAGGGAATATCCAATGTGAGTATAGTTATTGCGAATGTAAGGCCAACTCAAATTTTGCTTCATTATTAGATATGTTTGCTAATTTATGTTATTTAGTAGATGGGAGTAACTTTAAAGATTTTAATTCTGAATTGAATTTTATTGATCCAAGAGAAATTAGAAGACACACTATGGAAATTAATCAGACATGGAATAATCATATTTCAGAAAAAACATACTCTTCCAATGAATATAAATATATAAGTTCCCAGAGCTTATATATTATTAAAGAAGATTTAAAGACTCAAAAGAACAATAATTCTTTATTATTAAGAGTAGTTTTTTGGATTAGAACACTTGATAATTATTTTAGTATTCTACTTGACTATATCGATAATGAGATAATTAATGAATCACATTTTCCAACTAAAAGGGGTGTTTTATTATTAAGATTAAAATCCAAAGTTGCTGATTATGTTTTTAACATTAGAAAAGAAGTACCTCATACTGATCCTAATAGACTTAAATTAAGATACTTTTTAAATAACTTGCACCTTTCAAAGAAAGTAAGTGCTGATAACTATATCAAACATAGATACTTGGATTTCGGAACTTCCAAAAGTTTTAAAAATAATGACATAGAGGACCTAAAAATAGGTTTCTTATCTGGGGATTTTACTGTAGATGATTATGATTGGTGTATAGAAGAGAGTAGTAATACTAGCAAACTCTTTTACTTTAATGGAATAAATAATAAAAATGAGTACTGTGAAATAATTACAAAGAAAGTAAAGGAATTACTAGAAAGTAACCCTCACTTTATCATACTACCTGAATTATTTACTCCTGTAGACCTTCAAGAAAAAATTCAACAAGAAATAGATGACTATTATTTTAGGAAAACTATGAAAGACGAACCGGTAAATTTATTGATGGTCTTTCCGGGTAGTTTTCATTCATGGGATCACAATAACACTTACATCTTTAATGTTTCTAGGGTAATAAATAGTTCTGGAGAGCTTGTAGAGATGATTTATAAACAAAATCAGTTTATTATTAAAAAAGATGAAAACCACACAGGGATTTTAGAATCTTTTAAAAAACATGATGGATATGAAAAAATATCATTTACAAATAAAGATATTACAATTTTTGACACTTCTTTAGGGAGAATAGCAATTTTAATTTGCATTGATTTTATCATTGACGAAATTGCCGAGGTTTTAGAAGATAGGCTTGTGGATATAATATTTGTAATGGCTATGACACCAAAACCAGATAGTGGGAAATTTAAACGGAGGTTTCAAGAGCTCTCTGAGAAAAATAAAGCTGTTGTAATAATAGGTAATAACGGTAGCAAAGCTGTTAAAAATGTAATTAATCTGCCAGGAATTAATAAACCGTATACTACAAATAGCTTTTCAGAAGTAAAAAGTATTAGTGAAATATTTTAAAGGAGTTAAAACTAATGGATCGTAAAATCCTTGAAGATACTTTTTCGATTATTCAGACTTTAAAAAAATGCGATAGTTTCAATACAGATTTTGATACACAAGTAAATATCTTGTTATCTCTTATATCTATAGATTTGAATGATCAGAACATGAAAGTAATTGAGAAGATAAAGACAATTATAGATGATAAACTACCGTTTCAAGAAATTAAAGATAAAAAGAGCTTTTATTTAGGAAAATTAAGTGGAACATCACAAATGATTGGACAAATAAAAAAAATTATAGATTTCGACCATTTTGTGAATGAATTAACAGATAAAGAAGTTAATTTATTGTTAGAATTATACTCTAAAAAAGAAATAATTTCTAAATTGGAATCTAATAAAAACTACATGCTGGAAGAATCCAGTAACCATTGGAATGAATTAGAAAATAAAGAATTAGTAATTTCTAATCAATTATCTAATTTTCATTTACGTACATTAAGTTATAAAGGGAGTGAAGTAATCAATTTAATACATAAAAAGAAGAGGCATATTTTATATGATGCAGAATTCCAATTTGCTGCTTATAAAGATGAGAAGCAGATTGAGGATAATAATTTATCTAAAAACAAGTACATTAAAGGTAGTGAAATCAAACCATTTTTCATTGCGGATTATAATGAAGATGATTGTGAAAATTAAATTATATATTGAAAAGTAATGAGAGGATGGATTAGATGGATAAAAATTTGGGACAAAAACTGAAAGATTTTGATCAAATATTTAAAGTAAGTGGATGGAATGGACAAATAAAAATATTGAGTAGTTTAGGGCTTAGTGATTATGAATCCAGTGATGTAGACGATTCAGAGATAGACCAATTTCTAGACGAATTGTTGTTCCAATTATCTGATTTTTATTTAAAAAATAATATGGAAACTCTTGATACTGTTATAGAGAATAATGTAGATGAATCCATTTTAATTAATGCGTTGAAGAAATATTTAAATAATAAATGGGGTTTAAGAGAACACTCATTAAAAGTATCAAATTTTGATATCGATCAAATTCATTTTATAATTGAAGAATTAATCTATACTATGATGATTAGAAGAATACATCGATCTCCAAATATATTTAAGAAATCAGTAAACAATAAATTTAATACAGAGTATGAGAAAGACGATATTTGGAATATTGTTACTTTTTTGAGTATTTGATTGAATTCTTTGTTGGTAAAAAACATACTTATAATTCCTTTAAACAAATATTAAATAAAGAAACTTTACTTTCAACCGAAATTATAGAGGTTTTCTTTAGTTTGTTACAAAAATATCAATCGGATATTGAAAAAGCTTATATATTAACAAAAATAACTGAAGAATAACTGGACAACCAGGTACTCATATGAGTGCCTGGTTATTTATTTTGATGACTTATAAGTAATTCTTCAACCTGTGTCTTCAACGCTTGATTAGCATATCTCATCACTTCATCATTTACGGTTAGATTGCTAAAATACTCACTCACCTTTTCCCACTTTACTATTTTTATTTTATCTTTTGCTAGCACCTTTTTAGGTTGTAATAATCATTGGTGATTGACTTTAAAAGCTGTTCAAGAATCGGCATATACACTTTACTCATTTTGAGATTTCCAATAACAGCAAAGTCACGTTGTAAGGATTGAACTGCCATATCATGTATGACTAATTTATGCAACATTCTTCGTTGTTCAGGGTTCAACATACGACTTCACGTTTCTTGTGGATGACTGGAACAACCGCCAATACGTTATCAATCATAAATGTACGTTTTGCTTTTTTGGTAAAACAGTAAACTTGAAAATTTTCGCCAACCACCTTGATAATCTTGACACGTCTTTTTGAGACTGTACCATCTTTAGCCATATACATCATGTTTACAATTTGATTACGCTGCATAGCTTTAACCAGTTGTTCTCTCATCACAGTTCCTCCTAATACGTGAAATGTTCCTCATTTATAATCTATACAAGAACACTTGTTTGTATACAAAATAGAACATATGTTTGTATTTTGACAAGATAAAATTTCTGGAAATAAAAAAGGCTATCATATTTGATAACCTTTAAAATCTTTCTTTGAAATTGACAGCTATAATATTCTCATCTCTGTGGACCATTCTGATTACGTTGTAACCCTGTTCCCTTAAAAGGTTTAGAGCAACATCATCTGTTAGTGCTTCGTGTTCTTCATGTGTTAAATGCAAACTTGATAAACCTGTAATTGGTACATTGTCAGGTTTACGTTTGAATAAAAATTTTACTGGTACTATTATATCGTAATTCATATTCCACACCCCTTTTTACAGATATTTCTACATATAAGTTTTAATACCCTTCCAATATTCGATTATCAACTTTTATTTCTATATACAAAACATCTCATTTTTCCTAAAATGGTATTGTAAGGGAGTGAGTGAAATAAAAAAAATAGTGGCAGTAACTGCAATTGTACTAGTAGCACTTATAGGAATATCTTACTTTTTGCTAGATTCAAAATATGAAGAAGGAGTCATAGTAAATGGGTTTCCAGTACCTAAAAATGCTGAAGTAATTGGGGAAGATGAGCTTATAGATATTGAATCAAATATATCTAACTCGCTATATTTGGATTGGCCAAAAGTTACGAATGGGATTCCGTTTGACTATAAGCTTTTAATTATGTTAAAAGGCTGGAAAGAGGTCGACAGTGAAACATTTGAAGACGGGGACACATTAAGGGTATATACAAAAGATGATGCTGAAATTAAGCTTACAACTATGGAAAGTTCTATAGGTATACTGTTATCTATGCCTAATAAAAAATAATTAATATTTAAGTTAAACCAAAAAAAGCCCAGGTACTCACTTTTGAATGAGAGCCTGGGCTATATTTTGAGCCTATACAGAATTTATTTAATCTGCATATGTTATATCTATTATGACAAAGAAAGGCGGATTAAATGGATCCACGCTTAGCACAATTACTTCAAAAGGTAAGTTTATATGGTACTTTAGCTAAATACTATGAACATATTGATCCAGAAAAACATATGTATTTTTACAATAAGCATTTTATGTATGAAACCCAACTAGTTCAACTTTATTGGCAACTTCACAGAGAAAATCCTAATTTATAAAAGAGTCAATCAATTCGAAATCCAGGGTTAATTGACTAATAAACACAACATACCCAGGCTCAAAATAATTGAGTGCCTGGGCTTTTACTATTAAGCACTACGTTGTGAAATTATAATCTTCAATCCTTCAAAATCGCCACCTGTCAACGTTCCAGCGTCAAATTTATCTAGCCATGACTTATCAATTAATTTTTTGTCTACAGCTTGTTTGATTAAATCACGTACTGCTGCTTTAGTTGTTGAGTTAGTGAACTTCATAATATCATCATCCTTTTCCGTTGGTTTTTGTATTTCCATTGGCTTCATTGCTTCTTTAATTCGATTTAAAAAACTGCCCCAACGATCTTCTGCTAAAATTCGATGAGGACAGTATTTACCGTTCCAGTCCTGATGTTTCTTCACTCGCTCAATGCCCCATCCAAACTGTTTTAAAAGTTTTGCAATGTATTGAACTGCGTTTTCCTCTGCAACTCCATAACGAGCTCCGCCACTTTTGCTGTAACAAATTTCTACACCTATAGAAGTACGGTTGCCTTTCTTTAGTGCGTTCGGATCTTTGTCACCTCCCCCATCTCCACAATGCCAAGCGTTACGCGTAAACGGAATAGCTTGAATCACCTCTTTATCATCTACAGCAACATGGTAAGACACTTGGTTGTTGTTACTAATCATGTACGAAATCTCGTTAGCTGCTGGTGCATCATTGGCTGTATTGTGTACAGTGATATATTGAGGCACCATTATGTATGGTGCCTTAATTGAATATTTGCTTGCTGGTAGAAATATTTGTTTGAAAGTGTAAGCCATTATTCATCATCCTTTGGTTTTTCATATTTTAATGCTTGTTCACTATCACTGACATCGCTAGTGGTTGGATCAATGACAATACCTAACAAAATCAAAATACTTAAAATGGTATTAAAAATAGCAGTGGCTTGTTCGCCAACTGCTTCAGGTAAACTGTATCCGAATGCTGCTGTCACTTGCTGTACCAGCAATAATAAAAATGCGAATAATGATACTAAAAATGGTTTGTGTTTTAATCGTACTTTCCAGTTGATTTTCATTGTATTCCCTCCTATAACATTTTATTTGCTGCAAAAATTATTCCTATTGCTCCAGTAATGACTCCAGTAACAATTCCACCAATAATCAGGCGAACAATCCAAGTCGTATTGGATTTTATTGCAGTTAAATCATCTTTCATATCCTTGATGTTATTTTCTGCAATAGAGATTCGAACCTCATGAGCATTTACTTTTTCTTTCAACATATTGTGTTCTGAAACACTTACATATGACCCTTCCATTCAATCACCAATCCTTTGCCCTAAAATAAAAAGCCATGAGGCGAATCGAGATTCAGTAACATGTACTGCTGCCCATCTCGATTGCTCTCATAGCATAAAAAACACCCTCAATTGAGGGTGCCTCGTTAGGTTATTTAAAAAACCAACCTTTTCTTCTTTCAATTTGACTTTGGATTCCACCAATAGTTCTTTGGAAACCAGCTGCAATATACGGAGATATTCTCTCCATTTCCTCTCTATCTGATATTTTTTCAGCTAGATTATCCAGAAATGCTATTTCTTCATCTGTATACTTTAAACCATTACGTGATGTATTTGTGGGTGCTGTTGTCATGATATCCCTCCTTTCGGCTATTATTAATTTCGACAAAAAGAAAAGAATCCCTGTTAGTTAGACAACAATATAAAAATTCTTCACAGAGAGTACTCAATCATCCTTAACCTGTTCTTTTCCTACAAACAAAAACTTTTGCACAGTTCTTCCTGTTGTATTTAAAATTTCATTTGCAAGTTTATTTGCGATAACATTTGGATGCGTAAAATTCTGACTGACCTTAGGTGAAATGTAAGTTGCTGATTTTTCTACACCTTTTCTTAAGTAAGTGTAACCACACTTTAAATGCACTTTTTCATCATTCATCTACGTCACTCCTTTATTTATCTTTCGACAAAAAGAAATGATTTTCCTATCAAAATATACATAATATATACCTTCCACAAATCAGAAATGCAAAATCACCAAGTTTTTATTTTAATTATTTTTTTAAAATAATACTAGGCACAACTTTTAATAAGTCTTTTAGTAAATCCTCAATATCTAAAAAGCCTTTTTCATTCAATCTAGGAACAGCATGATTCTGTAAGTATTCCCAATCGAAATTTATAGTTTCTAGATCTTTCGCATTGGCAATTTCTTTAGTATTTTCCCTAAGTAAAATTCTGTATTTATATGGCCATACCCCTGTTTTGTGTTTTTGCATAATGAAATAAGTATCTTGTTTGACATTTTCCCAAAAACTCAAACCTCCTAAAGTAGGCACTGGTTTTCTAAATGGCATAAAAATCACTCCTGAACTAGTATAAAAATACTTTATCCTAGTTTTAGGTAATTTTCTACAAATAAATAACTAGACAATAAAAATAACGCTAAGCTATGCTTGCGTTTCTGTTTCTGTTTGTGTAGCTTCTACTGGCAACACACTAACTATGATGTGTTTATTAATGATAGCTCCACCGATATTTACAAAATTAATTTTTTGATCATTGAGTGTAGCCGTAAATGCAGATGTATCAAACTCCGCATTCGTTAAGTTAATTGCTTGTCCGTTGTTTAGTTGTACTTGATAATCCATGATATCAATCTCCTTTAAAGTTGAATTATGTTAAATCGACATACCCTTGTGTCGTGCCGTTGACTTGCACATATAACCTTTTATTCGAATACGAAATACCTATACCTGATGAATTCGCTCTTGCAACTCCTCGAACAGTTGCGTATGAAAAATCTACAGTTCCATTAAAATCTGTAATGCCACTACCTGTTCCGATTGTTATATCCGCAGAATTCAAATTGATTTCTTGAGCGTTTAATTCTAAGCCATAACCAGAACTGTTGATACGGTTTGAGTTATTGAATACTAGTGACTTAGAACCCCCACTTCTACCTAAATACAAATTGTTCCCTACTGTAGCATCAGTGCTAATATCAATTGTGGCACCTTCTATCCTTCCAGCATAAATCGTCCCTAAGTTACCACTAATATCGGAAAGAACCCTTACAGCACCAACCAAATTAATTTTAGAAGCCTGAATCGTAATCGTTGTTGACGTTTGGTTAATCAGTGATGCTATTGTATTACCGTTGTAATCAGTATTACTTACCTTTTGAGTAATCTGGTATGCCTGTTGCGTAATGCTACTTTCCGCTGTTCCAAGTCTGGAATCGACATTTGATACTCGAGTTGTTATTTGTCCAACCTCAATAGATAAAGACGATACCTGCGTCTGAGTACTATCAGCTTTACGTTCTACCCTAGAAACCTCTGCTGTTATGCTGTCAGCTCTGATGTTGAGTTGGGCCACCTCGCTAGTAATACGATTGTTCACGCTTAGATTAATGTTGTCTGCTTTAATATCAATTGCTGCAATGCTTTTGTCGATTCGCTCTACTTCTAATCGAATGTTCGAGTCAGTTTGTGTTATGGCCGAGCGATATTCTTTAATTGATTCGTTTAGGATCTCCTGTGTTTCAGTTAATTCATCAGACAACGTTTGAGGCAGGGCATTACCTATCACAACGGCCACTGTCTTAAATTCATCTGTCTCTTCATCAATTACTTGTGAAACCTCTAGTATTCGAGTCTGCATTTCATAATCCCAAGGCTCGTAAATTAGCCAGATACGTTCCCCTAGCTGTTTATCGAGTAACTCTATTGAATCTAATTCAATAGATATTTCTGGCTGATCTTTTAATGATTTCCTTGCCTTATCCATTAAATTTTCTGAATCCGAAAAACGTTCATCACTTATATCATCAGCATCTCGAATACCCCATTTAGCAGCCTGTGGTGACGTGTATCTGATAACAAGATTGTCTTTACCCTTGGCACTAATACGCGTTCTTAGATTGTCTGTATTAACCGATTTAGATAGCTCAATGATATTGTCACCATATTGGTATACAAAGTCGTTATCTGGGCCAAGCATTTTGCTGAAATGGATGTTGCTATTTGATGTGACCTCATACTCGCATTCAAATGCTTCACAGATTTGATTCACTAATTTAACGATATTGTCATTACCAAAAGCTTCTATATAGCCATCTTCGTCAAAATCACTTGTGAAGGTCCAATTTGTATTACGTAAAGCAAAGGTGGCAAACTCATTTAAGGTTTTATGTCCTCCGTTGGTTCCCTCTTGCCTACGCCAGATGTTATCGAAAAAGATATGCTGTGCCAGTACTGATTTCACATTCCCACGGGATTTCCGTTGTAGCTGCTTTATCCTGAATTGAAATCCTCCAGCATCGATAATACTTTCCTCTGCGATCAATTGAAATGAATGTGGGTTATCACGTTCACTTGCATCCAAGGTCAACTCAAATACACCATCGATGTTTTTTCGCACGATTGGCTTGCCTCTACATACCAAAGCCTCTGTTAAGGTACCTTCATAGTTAGTGATTGATAGCATCGTATCACCTTCTTTCACAATAAAAATACGCTACCCAAATGAGTAGCGTTTACTGAACGATAGGGAACCATTGACAACAAAAAAGCCAACAAATTGTTGACTTAACTTGTTAAACTAAGCCTCGTTTGTTTAATTAAGAAAACATTATTTTTTTACAATCGGTATATAAATATCAAAATGAGGATTAATCGGGTCACGATCAACTGGATAGTGTTCATGTTTAATCGGCATATAAGGATCATAGTAATCTACACCAGCTTCTCTAAATGCAGTATAGTCACTATCAAATAACCATTGATGTAAATCCGTGTAGGTCTTTTGTATATCGTCTCCTTTATTATGTGTCGTTTTCACATACGTCGATTCAGGAACCCATTTTTCGATCATCCCCTCAGGAATTTCCTGTTCCTCACTCACTTCATACATGGCGTAATATGCGAATCCATTCTCAATCACATGATAAGATAGACCTAATTGAACATTAGGATTCACCTTATTTTCTAACTCATCGGCACGGTCTTCAACTTGTTGAATGACGTTTTTTAAATTCGGTACAATTTCAGAGAATGTTCCCTCCCATTTTAATCCTACTGTCCGATAGGCCGGTAATGTTATAATTTCATAACTCAAATTTTTCTCTCCCTTTCTCCTAAAGAGTCATAAATTCCTTTTAATATTTTTCGCCATCTATGGAAGAATCACCTTCTTTTACTAAATTGCAGTTAGTTCAAAAAGATAATCTATGATTAATGAACATTTTGGAACGAACCTATAATAAATTTTTAATTATTCGTATCCATCCAAAAATAGAAATCCACAGAATGATACTTAGTATTAAGCCATTAAGGACTCCTATAAAAAATCTATTTTCCACATTACCACTCCTTATGATGCTAAGGATTAGTAAAGAGACTGAAAACTAAACACTTCTACTTATTCATTTGCCAACACAGCAATTTCACGCTCTGCTATTTCTAATTCAACATAATTTTGTAACTCAGTTGGTTTAACATCTTCAACTGTGCGCACTTCACCCATAACGCTTGTAGCATAGGCTTTAACCAATCGTTTTTGTACAATGGTCAATCCTTCTAAATGTGCTTCACTCATTGTATAACCCCCAATTCTGTGAGCGTGGTTAACATTTTAATTTCTAATTCTGCATTTGCAATTTCTTGCGGTGATGGTTTCAATGATTCTAGTAACTGTTTTTCTTCACGATCTATCTTTTCTTCTTCCGTTTCACCTTCTACCCATTCAGCGCCATTCCACTTTGGTTTATAAAATGGCATAGGTTGAGGTAGCTGAACAATGATGCAGCCATCTGGGATTTCTATATCTCCATTATCATAGTAGTTATTGATAATGAAACCTTTGTGATCTATTTCATATACGTCCATTGGGTATCCTCCTTATACAGTAGTTGGAAATGATGCATCTATTAGTACAGACACGTTTGTAGAGCCCTCTAACCACACGTCGATATTTCCATTTATATCAATATCTACATACCCCGAAGAAGTAATACCTACAGTAACTTGAGACTGAACTGCTTTAGTAGGTCTGTATCCCACTGGTAGAGTTGTCACTCTACGTGAGGTATTTCCGTCAGTTCTTCTAACTCTTCCATTTACATGTACAATACCAAAACCATCCTTATAATAAGTTAATGCCTCACCTGTGTTGACATACCAACCTGTCGCTAATACTGCATTCACGGGCGTAGGTAGATGAAAGCTAGATGACCATGCGGACCATTCTCCTCCGAATCGATACCTAGTTCTCATATCAGACCCTCTTGATCCATTATTTAAATAAGCTATTGCAATTTGACCCATATTCGGGGTTGCTCCCCCACCTCCGCCGTATGTGAAAGTGAATATATACCAATATCCGCTATCAGGCGCTCCCTTCGCAATTCCAGAAGTTAATATAGCTGATGCCACTGGGTTATTTGCATCTTCATTAGAGCCTCCTACTGTTACTGCTCTTAGCATGGCGTTCCAATTAGCTTTATCTTCAGCAGTTACATGACGTACATTGTCAGCCAAATGTTCAGTTACTACTTGTTGATTGTCAGTAACAGTTTGCTTGATATTTGCCATTTCTTGATTAACTTCTGTGAGATCAGCATCCTGTCCAGGAGGGCCTTGTTCACCTTGTGGGCCTTGAGGTCCAATATCACCTTTAGGACCTTTAATGGTACCAACATTGGTCCAGTCATTTGTGGTATCTGACCATACGTATAAGTCACCGTTAATTAAATAAGCATCCCCTGGCTCCCCGATTGAAGGCAGCGAGCTTTCATCTGATAAGGTACCTAAGATTCTTACTCCAGTACCCTGTTCACCTTTCTCACCCTTTTGAACAAACATTGCCCAATCAGCATTTGAAAGCATAGGTAATGAAGGAGGTCTAACGCCTTTATTGTCACGTAAAGCCATATAACCGTTACCTTCTAAAGTAACAAAGTTATTCTTTTTGTACTGTGTTTCGTTGTTCCACTCTTTTAAATTTACTAACCCTGTTACATTTGGTAAAACTATATAAATTGCATCAGTAGCTGTTTGTGCTGCTTGCGTCGCTTGATTTGCGTTACCTGTTGCTGTATTTGCATCTTGAGTAGCTTGTACAACATCAATCTTTAACTGCGACAAGTTAGAAGCCTCTAGATTGGCGTTATCTGCTGCCTCTTGAGCGAGTACAGCTTTTTCGTTAGCGTAATTAGCTTTTTCTTCTGCAAGCAAAGCACTAGCATTCGCTAATTCTGTGGCCGTTGTAGCTAAAGCCGTAGCTTCTTCCGTTGCTGTTTTAGCTGTTCTAGCCTCTTGTGCGGCAGTTAATGCTTGTTGAATGGAATCGTTTAGGCGCTCTAGTAATTCCCCAATATTTTCACCAGTCAGCATATCAATTTGTTGCTGAAGGTTATTTATCTTTCCGAGCATTTCCTCTCTCAAGTTATCGGTCAAACCATTGGCTTCACCGATTAAGGCCTCTAACAGCCCGAAATTATAGTTCAAATCGTCACGGTATCCTTTATCAAAGGAAGCACCGATTTCACGCATACGTGCCATTGTAGCCCTCCTCACTTGTAATAAAATTTGAATTTAAACGATATAAGAAATTGAGTTGCACCTGTAATTTGGATTGTGTTCCAGCCAGGATTCAATACCAATACTTTACGATTTGTATCTTTGAAAATACTACTACCGTTTTTAGTAAATCTAGTGGGCGTTTCAAGCTTTATCACATCGTTGGTGCCACTTGAACCATTGTATTGCCATTGCGTACCGTTCGTGACATTCCTGATACTTAGGTTAGTACTAGCACCCCGGAACTCTATTTCAAAGAGCATGTCTCGCAAGTTAGTTTTTAGTGGCACATCACCAGCATTGTAAACTTGAAAAGAAGATTCGTTTTGGAATACATATTTTAATGTTGTTGGATCCGCAGCAACTAATCCTTGGCCTGTTTGCCATATCTCTTTATCAAAGGTTCGCGCATCTAGAGTGGTACCCGAGGACTCAGCATAAGGTAGTTGATATGTCTCGAACTCAACATCAACCTTCCCTAGCAACCCTCTTTGTTCTACTTCATTCATATTGGTACGAATCACTTTGTAGCGTTTGCCTTTAAGTACTTCGATATTGGTTGGTAGTTGAGGATTCTCGCCCCATGTTTGCCCTGGTAATTCGAACTCATAAGTACTAGTCTTATAGGTCGGCCGTCCTTCGTAGATATAAAAAGGCTCCAAGTCGCTAAAAATTGAAAACAATTTATCACGTCTTAGAGCAAAATCTAATTCATCAGAAGCTATATACATAACAGACAAGATGATTACCCTTGAACCATGATTGACTGATTCTCGTACTACTCCTGGTCGTCCATCCACATCAACACTTGATGCTTTCTGTTCGATAGGTCTGATTAATAAATCCTGTGTGATGTATCCCTCTTTGACAAGGGAGAGTGTAGCCCCTGTACTGTATTCGATTAATGTGTCCATTGACTACACCCCTTTACCAATAGTTGTTCTTCTGGATGAAATCCTGTTACTTTGGTTTCTATCAACGTATTCACTGAGTACGTCTCCGTCTAATTCCACAACAAAGTCCAGTTTGCTAATTAATGCAGCAATCTGTTTTAATACTCCGATTTGATCTTGGCTTGATGTTAGCTCGTAGCTGTTTAATAAATGTGAATCCATACCACCATTTAGAGCTGTAGACAACCCAATAGATGCTGCTGAAATTTCAGTCTGCATAATATCTGTTAAGCTTCTAACAGTGTTTTCTAACATACCTTTTGTGCTTGCTAGGCCTTGAATAATGCCCTGTCCGGAAAATACTCCTGATTTTTCGAGGACCCTTGATGGTGATTTTATTTGTAACGCTTTACGAATCGTTTTATCGATTGTATTTGCTATCTCATTAGCTTGAGCTTGTAAAGCAGGCACTTGACTAGCTAGTCCATTACGTAAGCCTTCAATAGCATTGATACCTATCTCTTTCATGCTACTAATCATCGGGTTAAATTCGTTTTTTGTACCTTCACGAATTTGCTTGACTTGTTCAACCCATTCGGTTTGGTATTGTGTTAGCTTAGATTTCGTTTCTGTTTGTAGTTTTTCGATTTGATCTGTCATTTCTTTTCGTTGACCAGTTAATTCAAACTGAGCTTGTTGTCTAGCAATCTGCGTTTTTTCTTTCCAAAGATTTTCGTACTCATTTAGTTCACCTGTGGAAAGTTTATTTAATGCAGAAATCTCTGCTTGTGCATTAGGACCAAGAGCTTGTAACTCAGCGAGTAAGCCTTTATCAATACCTTTAGAGGCTAACATTTGAAGATCAGTTGCCCAATCACGCATTGCATCTACTTGACCACGTAAATTTTCAATAAGTTTGGAACCAAACACATCTGTTTTACGCTCAAATTCATCAAAGATGCTTATCGCACTAGTAATCTCTTTAGTACGTGCATCTTCAGCATCTTGGTAAGCTTTTTGAAGTTCTTTTACGCCATCTATTTCAGCCTGTTGAACATCTTTAATTTTGCTAATGTATTCCTCGTTTAAGGTCATTAGTCGGTCGTGGATTGCTTGCTTTGTCTCAGCAATTTTATCCTCGTAGTAAATTCGTTCCTCACTACCTACTTTGTAAGCTTTGACGTATTTTTCATAGGCTGCTAGCTCTTGAGTCAATGACATCAAGTTGTATTTCTTACGACGGTCAACGTAATCCTTTTCTTTGTTGAATTGTTCTGTCGTTAACTCGGCCATCGATTTGTTGTACTCGATCTGTGCTTTGATACGTTCCTCTGTACCTTCTTTAAACAAGCTAGTCGCATACTTCCAATAAGCAGCTTGTTCTTTTGTAGACCATTTCTCTAACCCTACCTGATGTTCTGCATACTCTTTTAATTTGTCGTACTGTTCTTTTGCTGATTTGGAACGAATAGCATCAATTTTCTTAGCTTTTTCTTTCTCGATTTTTTCTAACACTGATTTTTCATCTTCATGTAATTTCAATATCTGGCGTTGTTGAGCAGCCGTTAGTTTTTTCTTTTTATCACTAGCTTTAGCGTTGATCTCAGCTATTTTATTGTTCGACTTCTTAGTGGCCTCTGCTTTTTTCTTTGCGTACTCTGCTTCAACTGCTTTAACTTCTTTTTCAATTTCATTGGTCTTTGAAGTAATGATTTTCTTAGCAGAATCCATCATATTGGTTGTAGCTTGGACTGTTTGTTGGAAGTTAGGGACAGCAGCTTTTGACATGGCTTCTGCAGATTGTTTGACGTAATCAAGGTTTGAATAAACACCTTTTGCTACACCTGCTGGAATCCATTTAGCTACACTAGCCATAACCCTAGATGGCGAATGGATGCCAAGCTTTTTACGTAGCCACGCTGGCAATAATTCAGCAAGTTCAGCAATTTTTGCTTTTACTTTTCCGAACCAGTTATTTATCCCAGTAACCAGTCCAGCTACAATATTTTGACCAATACTTACTAGACTAATATTTTCTAAAAACGATTTAGCCGAATTCCAACCATTAATAACAGCAGTTTTTACATTACCCATTGCTGTTGAAACAATATTTTTAAAGCCATTCCAAATACTTGTAATCGTAGCCTTAATACCATTAAGAATAGACGTAATTGAATTCTTAATTCCGTTCCAAATGCTTTTAACGACATTGGCTATAGCATTTAAAACACTTGAAATCACACTCTTAATACCATTCCAAACAGCACGTACAAGACCTGAAATACTTGAAAACAAATTATCTAGGAAGGAGGCAATACCTCGCCAAACACTTGTGAAAACAGTTTTAATACCTGTAAGAATTGTATTAAAGAATGTCTTTATTCCATTCCAAACTGTCTCTATCGATGTTTTCATGCCACTAAAAATATTATTAACAACGGTTCTTATTGTAGCTAAAGTGTTAGTAAAGATACCTTTAATCGCAGTCCATATCCCCTGTAAAAACGTCTTTGCAGTAGAACCAAATGCCTTTAATGGGCCTAGTAATTTACCAATAAAGTAAAGGTTAACAATACCCCATACAGCTTGTAATGCTCCACCTAAAATTTGTTTAATGCCATCCCAAACACCTTGCCAGTCACCTTTAAATAAAGCACTGAACGTTTTAATGATGCCTAAAATAATATTAATGGCACCTTGGATAACGTCTTTTATAGCCTCCCAAGTTGATACGATTAAAGCTTTAATGACTGGCCAAATAAACTGCATGATAGCTCCAATGACTGACATAACGGTTGTAACTACGGTACCGATAGCATTCCAAATTGTTGATGCAGTTGACTTTATGCTTTCTTGGTTTTCATTCCAGAACGCAGTTATCTGTGACCATACTGACATCACTAAATCTTTGATCGCTGTTACAGCAATAGAAATGCCTGCTTTAATAGCTGCCCAGACTGTTTGAACTTGAGATCTAAACTTTTCATTCGTTTTATATAAACGTACTAGTATAGCGATGAAACCTGTAATAGCTAAAATTACTAAACCTACTGGACTAATGATAGGACCTAACAAGGATTTTCCAAAGCTTTTAGCAAACGCCAAAACTTTAGGTCCCAGTGCTGCCATGGTTCCACTAAAATTAGTAAACAACCCACTAACAGCCTTTAATGCTTTACCAACGCCGCCCGTTATAGCAGGCCCTAATCCTTTGAAAAGCTCTCTGAATGCAATTACATTCGGAACTACAGCTAGTAATACTCCGCCAATTGAAATGAAGCTAGCTAAAAGTACACCAATAACTCGATTACTTTCCATTCCACTATTCATGAACTCTAAGATGTTATTGACTATGTTCATTAGTCCTGCACCAACAGGAGCCATACCGATCCCTAAGTTCACTAGAAACTTAGTCAAGTTACCAATTAACTGTAGGACACTAGGTGCTGTCTGTTGCACATAGGATAAGAATGTTTGGAATCCTTGATTTTGAGATAGACTAGCTGACCACTCTTTAAAACGAGCCATCATATTTGATAGACCAGTCATCATGTCACTGGATGATCCACCGAATGCACTGAAGAAATAAACAATACCAGCAGTTGCATCTCGGAAGATTGCCCGAATCTTCGGCATGTTGGTATTCACATAATCCATGAAGGATTGGAATTTAGAACTTCCTGATAAACCATTGGACCATTCAGCAAAGCGTGCTGTCATTTCTTCGAAGCCTCTAGCTGTTGATGCTGTTAACGGAGCAAATGCAGTCAGCATGGAGAATACGCCTTGAAGTAAATTCCCCATTGAACGAGTCACTGTTTTCAACATCGGTGCACCTGTTTTGTTCAGGTAATCTAAGAAATTCTGTAAAGGTGATGTCCCTATTGTTGCGTTGAGTTGTTGCATTAAACTAGACATCGCTTGAGCGCTCGAAATGAATAATGGTTGCAAACTTTTCAATAATTTATCCACAAACAACATAGCGCTTGTAAAAGCCTTTAAAACAGGTTTCTCCGTCTCTTTCACAAGATCTTGATAGGTATTTTTCATTGCGTCAAATGAGCCTTTAGCGGCTTTTTGAACGCTGTTTAACTTTACGTTTTCATCAAATAACTTTTTAATCGTCGGTATCGCTACTGCTGCAAATGCACCAGCACCTGCACCCGCACTTACAAATGCCCCAGCGAGCGCAAAGGTTGAACCTGCTACCGTTCCAATCATAGGTCCCAGGTTGGCAAGCGCTACCACAATGTTAGCGATTAAAGGCGAAATCATCGGGAATACAGCCATCATCGTCCCCATTAACGTGTGTTGCATCAGTTCACCAAAGGCACGGATACTTGTAGCGATTCGTTGTATTTTTTGTTGGAACTTATTAATACGAGCTTCAATTCTAACGATGATTCTCCTGTTATCAAGATGATCTGCTTGTTCCTCGACGATTGCCATTTGCGCACTTGCTTGAGCAGTATTGGCGTTAACATCGACATCCACTTCTATATCGTCCGCTTGCTCTTCGACTAGAGCTAACTGAGCACTTGCTTGAGTGGTGTTAGCGTTAACATTGACATCTGCATTTATATTACTCACTTGTTCTTCGATCGCATTTATTTGTATATGTGCATTAGTAGCGTTGACATTAATTGAAATCGTAACATCGTTCGCGACATTTCGGATTGTATTTTGCACTTGTTGCATACCAGCCATAAACTCAGTGATGCGAGCACCTATCCGAGCTGAAAAATTGCCATCCATAGTACTCGCCTCCTTACGGCTTCCAGTCTTTCAATGCTGCCATTGCTTTTGCGTGTTGACGTTTCTTAATCTCTGGACTTATTTCTTTTTGTTGTGATGTTTGTCTTAACTTATCAGCGTCAAATAAGTCACGTTTAGGGTTTATACGTGGTTTATTAGTTGCTACTCGATTAAACATGGCTGCATCAGCCAATGTTTGATAATGGTCAATACGAGCTTCATTGGCGCCCTCTAAAAACGCTTGGAACTCACTCGGTCGCCAAGAAAGAATTAACTCTGGATCATAAACCTTTAAATATCTTGCTGCATCTCGATAGATTTGTCGGATTTCGCTAACTCGATCTGTTTGTTCTCTAATAATTCGGCTCTCGCTGTTTTCAGCATTTCGATTCCCATTTCTGCTTGTTCTTTTTCTTCCTCGGATGCAATCTTGTCGAATAGCTCTAAGTTCTCCCAATATGTCTTGACAGCTTTTTTGAAAAAACCCGATTCATCAATTTCTTGGAAAGCTTCTTTGAATAATGGTTCTACATCGCCATCCTCTTCGATTCGCTTTTCTAGAGCTGCTTCAATTTCTGCTTTACTAGGCTGTTTAGATAAATGAGCGAGTCCACACATCCAAAATGCTCGTAAAGCATCTAAATCAAATTGCAATAAACCTTGATAAATTTGGTTAAAGCCACCTGGACGGTTACCGTGTGCATCTACATCATTGAATTCTTTATCCGCCTTATTTTTAAAAGCAAAAGTAAACTTCGCTGTAAGAGTGTTTTCACCAATTAATAATTGAGCCATTTATAATCATCCTTTTCTGTTTGTTTTCAATAAAAAAGAGAGCTGATTAGCCCTCTCGTTCATTTATATAGTTACTGTCACTGCTGTTGTTGCTGTAAATCCACCATCTACTGTTGTTGCTGTAATTGTAGCTGACCCTTCTGCTACACCTGTTACAACACCTTGCACATTCACAGTAGCAATCGCTTCATCACTTGATGTATATGTCACAGATTTATTTGTGGCATTAACAGGTACAACATTAGCCACAATACTTTCTGTTCTGCCTTCAGAGACTGTCAATGTAGTTGGATTTACTGATAGACCTGTAACAGCAACTGGTGTTGTTGTTTCTTCACCGTTGAACTCACCAGTTTTTTCACCAGGAGCCTCGAAATCATAATCACCGAAGTTAAGTACATCATCTGGTAATGGATTTAATTCACCTTTCTTAGTTGTATTCAGAACCTGTAAAGTTGCTGAAATTTCCAAGAAATTATCTGTGGGCGCTGATTTTTCTAATGATTCTACGTATGTGTACGCAAATAAAGAATTGTGCTTTCCATTCTTATTGAGATGCTTTTGAACTTCCCAAATTTTTAGTTGTGTGCCCTTTTGAATTGATTCTAATACTGCTGTTTGTCCAGGGTCATCAGGATTTCCGTAAAAGGTAACATCCAGTGATTCAGATAACTGTCCAGGACCTAAGATACGTCCGAATTTCGTTTGTTCATCCGTTAACTCACGCTCATAAGAATGTGTATGTTCGGTTTGATCTCCGATTAAAAAACCCTCTGCGCCTAATGCGTTGTCAGTGGGTTGTACTAACAATAGACTGTCTTTACCGTTTAAACGTGCCATTTAGCTTTTCCCTCCTAAAATAAAAACAGCCCCATAGGACTGTTAAATGTTTTGTATTATATATTGCATTGTTAAAATGCCATGCTTTACACCCGGCATATTATCGTCTATCACTCTTGATTCACGTCTTTCGGCCCTTAAGACTGCCGCATTCGGAATAATATAATTACGAGTCATTAGAGCTCTCTGACAGGCAGATAACATCTCATAAGTAATACGTTTGCCACTATAATCATCATTATCCTTCCACCACGTATGAATGGTGAATGTGATGGTTTCGATATTATTTGTTTTAGTGTCATTCGGTGATGAATACGGCTCTGATATTGTCACATAAGGATAAGGTGTGTTTTCGTCTACTGCATCATAAACACCTAAGTCCCATTCATCTTTTCTAGTGATTGCCGTTAGTGCTTCACATGCAGTTAACTTTTGAAAAACAGCCTTTTGTAGTTCAAAGTAAGGCAAGGCATAATAATTCGTCATAAGCCTAATCGCCTCATTTCTGTCTCAAAATAATCCCTTCCAGCATCAACAGCAGGACCCCAAAATGGTTGAGCTCTCATACCTTCAGTGGTTACATAACGCCCTAGCTTTGTACTGAAATAAGTCCAAGGTGTTCTACGACCATTTCCATTTTGAGCATAGATACCAGTACCGTACTCGACATATATGGCATAATGAACGCCAACCGTAACAACAGCGTTATATTTTCCGAGCATCTTCATCTCAATTGAGTCTCGCAAGCTACCATCATCAACAGGAGCTAGAGCCTTGGCCTGCGTTTGTATAAGCCGTGCTGTCTCATAAACAATATCTGATATCTTATCCAATAAACCTTCTTCAAATCTACGTGCTGCTCTCAGCAACTCGCGTCCTCCGAATGTAATCCTAGCCATTATTCAGTCACCAACTTTAATGCCACGCGCATGATTTCATGTTGACCACCTTGGTCCTCGGCACGACCTGCAAATGCGTAGATTTCACCTTCATAGCGAAGTCGCATATCCGACTTTAAGTCAGTGCGATAAGTGTAATACATAAAGCGATCTAGAGGATTTTGTACTTGATGCGCCAATAATCTCTCTTTAGATGTTGGTGTATCCACAAATACCTCCATAGTATCTACTGGAAACCATTCTGTTTTAAAGCCACCAGCACCATCGGTTACCTTACGTTTCCGAACTACTTCAACCTCATGAGGAAATTCACCGTAATGCATGGAATCTCACCCTCTTATATGGCCTTAGATATGTCCAAATGGCTTTAGGAAACTCAGTGTCGTAACTATACGAGACAGTCCCCATTACACGCCCTTTTAGACCCGTTGATTGTGTATTAAACTGAATGGCTTTAGCAATAAATAATCTAACACCTTGTGGCATATCTGACGGTTCCCACTTTCCATTACAGTGGTCTTTCGCTACATCAAATAAAATAGGAGCCATTGCACGATAAAATCCATCATGCTTAGCTCCTGTAACATTATTCAATTGCTTTAGTTGTTCTATTTCTTCTTGTGTCGGTTCCCACATAAGACCACCTACTTTTCTGCTTCATCATCTGTTTCTGATTTCTTAGCAGGAGCACGTTTTGGTTTTGGTGCTTCTACCTCTTCAAATTCATCAGTACGTAAAAGACGGGCACCGTGTTCCTCAGTGACCGCCCATGTAATTTCTGTTTTTAAGTTTTTAACAAACACGTAGAACCCCTCCTTATTGTGGACGTTTAGCTGATAATACTGCTAGAGCTTCAGGACGCGTTACCTTGGCACCATAGAGGTGCAATCCTTTGACTGCATCAGCGAATCGTTTTTCAGGACGGTATCCCTCAACTTGAGCTGCTTGCTCAGCGTAAGTCCACGCCATATTGTGTCCAGCGATAATTTTTGAGTTTGCAACCACTCCAGTGTCAGCTGCTACAGTAGGAGCATTGTTAGATTTCATTAATAAGAAGCCTGCTGCTCGTCCGACTACACCATTTAATAATCTTTCATCAGCTGGTAAAGCACCTGAACCAACGAAACGGTCATCTTTTAACAGTAATCCTTCAAACCAAGGTGGGAGAACAGCAAATCGACCTTGTGTTGGTACATTCGATTCATCAAGTTTTGTTGAAAGATCCACTAAATATTCATAAGCATTTTCCTTTGTCACTTCAATTGGTGTTGCATCAGTACCAATAGTATTTGTAGCATGTACATAATGTGAAGCAATAAATTGATCAGCAACATTCGATAGTGCATAAGCAGCTTCTGCCATTGCGGCATCCATTAATTTTGGGTTTTGTTGAATTTTATCAAGATCATCAATCTGGAAATTGAAAAATTTTGATTCGGTAATTTGTAGTGAGCGAGTGTGATCTGTTAACTCTTCTGGATCACCCATATTAGAGTTTTTAGTATAGTCACCGATTGTTACAGCACCAATGCCGTTGATTTTCACGGTGTCACCATAAGCTTTGATTTCCCCTTCATAATCACGATTGATTACACCTGTTGTCCAAACACTAAAGATTTTTGCAAGTTGTGTAGTAGTCGAGCTGACCAAATTGTTGGAATAAAGTTTGTAATTGCCATATTGTAATTTCCTCCTTACCGATAATCGGTTATAGTAATTTGTTTTTAACGATTTCATCCCAGTTTGCATTGATTTCTTCAGTAGTCATTTTCATAACAGCTTCTTTTGTCAATGTAGTTGGGTTGCCGTTTTTCGGTGGTGGTGGCGTCCCACCATCTTTAAAGCGTTTATCCACTTCTGCTTGAACAGCAGCGTTAAACTCTGCTTCAAGGATTCCTAGATTAGCAGTTGTCTTTTCTGCATCATCACCTACAAAGAACTCTACTAATTTTGCTGGTAAACTCTTTTCTGTTGCAGTAGACAACGCTTGATTAACTAACTTTTCACGCGCAGCTTCTTTTTGAGACTGCTCAAATTGTGCTTTTAAGTCGCGTAACTGTTTTGCTTCCTCTGATTCTGGTGGATGGCGTTTAGCAATCTCATCTTCTAATTTCTTTGGGAGAGTTTTAGTTTCATAAGTTTTAATAGCATCAGTTACTCTAGTATCAGCAAATGATTGAAGCCATTTTTTCCCTTCATCATTGTCGTTTAGAAATGATTGAACCGATTCAAGTGACAATGTAGCCCCTTGACCGTTTCCTCCTGGTGCTGGCTCCTGTGTAGGTTCAGGCGTTGGCTCTGGATTAGGATTTGGTTCACCTGCAAGCATTTGAATATCTAAAGGTAAAAAAGTTTTAAAGTTGAATGGATTGTATTTCATATTTTCCTCCTTGCCCAATTTAGTTATTCAATAGAATCCCTAAACAGTTCAAAAGTGTATTTGTTCTCGTTCTTTATAGCGTCTGCGAGAATAAAGACAAAAATAAAAAGCCACTCAAAACGAATGACTTGTGTAGATTTATTATAAAGTTGGATTTTAATTATCTTTTAGATTTTATTAACTGTATCTGAAGTTCCTTTTGCTCAATAAATTTTTGTTTTTGCTCATCAGACATGTATTTTTGATTCTGTTGAAGAAATGCAAATTGTATTATAGTCATATCTGTATAATTTATAGATTCCATTGCATTTTTAAGATAAATTTTCCACCTTAAGTTAAAGTCAATATTTTTCTCATACTCAGCATAAAAAGTATTTTTAACATAAAGTTCTTCATCTAGGCTTAAATATAGTTCAGCAATAATATCTAATAATAAGAAGATTCTCGTATTATTATCTCTTAAAGCTACTGTATCTTCAATATTATCTAAGAGATGTAAAGTTCTATTTCTATTAAATTCCTTTTTCACTCCATCTTCTGAAGCATTAAATCTAAGATAAAATACTTCTCTAATCATAAAATCAAAATATTTAATTTGATTACTAATCCATTTTTGGAACTTAATATTAGAATGTCGTTCCTTATTTTTTTCATTTAAATATTTGACTAGGTTTTTTTCAAAAACATATATGCTAAAATCACCTTTTTTATTTACTGATTCAATTTCATTTGTCTTATCAATAGACCATTTTCTTAAAATCGCTTCTACAACCGGCACCAAACTTAAATAGGAACAAATATAATTTCCTATCATCAAATCATAGGTTGCACTTTCAATTATTTTCATGAAGTCATTAAATATTTTTGTTGGTTTAAATCTATATTCAACCTGGTATGACCTTTGCCATGGATTTTTTACCATCCTTAATATTTCCCCATCTAACCCTCCCCAAGCTGGATCTGGATTTTCTAAGGAATCTAACAATTCTTGTACCTTCTTGCCTGAAACACATGGATAAGGAGGAATAGTAAGTAATTTTTCATTTAGATGTTTATCTACTTTTTCATAAGCTTCCCATAAGTTCATGTAATCACCTCAAAAATATAATACTCCATAAAATGGTCCTGTTGGCACAATTTTAACATACATATGAAACTCTGTTCCCGAAAAAACTACATTTGCTCTCCACCGCTAAATTGTTGTCTCCAATCCTCATAGCTCACGTATGGTACTGTAACACTTGGAGGCTTAACCTCTTTGTACGCTTTGTTGAAAGCTTGTTTGTAAGTAAGTCCTAAATTAGACATGTAAGAATCAATACGAGTAGCCAATTGCTTTTGGTAGGTATCGTCCATGTAGTCTCGGCCTCGTCTGTATTCGGGTAACTTGCCATTCACCATATAAATCGTATGGCAACGGCACTGTATATCCATGGAAGCAACACCCCATAACCTTGGTGCTTTTGATTTCCACTTGCCGTAATGGTAGTAGCCCTCTTTATCAGCTTTCTGACCGTCTAGCTTTCTATGAGACTTACGAACCCTCGTATCAAGTGATGACATCCATACCTTTGTTAACCTTGCTGTTTTGCTCGCCTGTTCCTCAATGGCTAGGTCTACTTGTGATCTCACACGACCACCCTCTGTACGAGCAACAAGGATAGCTTTCTTCCTCGTCCATCCCATAGCATTTTCAATCCTTATAGCCATATCTGTATAGCTTTCACCAGCTTGTAGGCTCTGTGCTATCTCGATGTTCAAACGCCTCATAATATCATTTCTGTGGGCTTCGAATACTTTAGGTAACGTCAAAAACTCAACAGGATTAGTTAACGCTGCCTGTATCACCTCAGCAGATGGTATTTTAAAGCCCATTTCCTCACCTGTAGACTGTTGTAAGAGGTAAGCCATTAATAAGTATCTCTCGATGTAAAGACGTTCCTCTGACGCTTGTATGAGCTTAATAATCTCTTTATAATCAGCGTTCAATTGTTGAGCAATTAACTTCATTTCCTGGTTAAAGCGATTGTATTTGTTAACATCTGTCCAAGTAGCTTGACCGTTCTTACCGAACTTCTTATGCATCTCAAACATTTGAACGAGTATCGTCTTTAATCGTCGCGCAAAAACAACCTCAATGTCCCTCTGAGCTTTAGCTTCTAAATCATCTAAGATACGATTGATTTCCTGTTGATTCATGAGTCATCAACTTCTTTTAGGTCACCGTCATCCTCATTCAAAGGTTCAAGCCCATTACCAAACAGTTGTTCATCCTTCTGAATTTCTTCAAGTTCATACTCCACATCATCAACAACAGACAACTTAGAAAGGCGAGTACGCTCTGACACTAATCCTTTTAACGCTTGTGATGCTTGAGCCTCGGACAGCAAATCAATAGGGATGTTTCGCTTGTATTCATACCAAACTTTCAGATAATCGTCCTTAGAGCAAATACCTTTTTTGGCCCATGCGCTACATAGCACTTTAAATTGGTACCGAAGAGCAGTCGTGAACTTTCGCTCCATCGTCTTACATTTGTTCTCAAGTGCCATTAATTTGTATTTCATAGCTACGCCACTTGCATTACCTGCAAACGATTCATCGCTGAAATTTACACTCTTAGCTAGGCGCATGATGTTCTCTTCTAAGCGATCCAAATGGTTCTCGATCATTTGGTCGTTAACATCTTTGGTTAGATATTTAATGTCGTCATTCTCACCCATCAGCTCAAAGATACCTGTTCGAGCCAGTTTATTTGCCTCTTCTTCATCCATCCCCATTCCTTTAAGCACTAAGTAGGCTAAACGAAACTGTTCGATTTCGTTTGAAGCATCAGATAAAGTTCGATCATAAGCATCGATGAGGTTGTACACCTTATCTGCATCACCCTGCAGCTCCTCATTATTGGGAACACCAAATAAAGGGCAATAGTCAAATAAGTGCTTCCTTTCGTCTTTCAAAACAAAAGGTGTATCAGTATCTGCGCGAGTGTAGAGTCTTTCAGTTGTTGCATCGTAAAAGACAAGCTGATCAATCTCTACTTTTTCTCCCTCAACATCTAGTTCAGCACTTTTGAAGTATCGCAAAGCATATTTCGGTTCACTTACATCTGCTGTTTCAGAAAGGATGACCGTTTCCCATGGATCAATGGTTGTAACTCGTTCATTTCCATCGGTATCAATATAAAGCAGTCGTGCTGAATAGCCACAAATAGCTGTTTTCTTGCCTGACTCACTATCTAGGTCATCAGTAGAATTACGCAAATTAAAAAGCTCAATTGCCTCAGATAATTTATCAAGGCCTTGAGCTTGCTTGTCTACTACGTATGAAATTGGATTACCGAACATGTAGCCAACCTTTGTATCTACTATTTCAGCGTCTAAAGGGTTATTGAGTGTGTTGTTTACTTTGTCGTCAACACGGACCACATGATCATTCCCTTGGGCGTAATCGGTTGGTTTACGTGTTAAAATCGGTACTGCGGATAGTTCAGCTTTGTACCGATTGTAGTTGAGTAATCTCTTGTTTCGTTCAGCTTTAGTTTCTGAAACGAGCTTATCAAGTAATAGAGGTGTAACACCTTTCGCATCGATATAAGCAATGTATTCGTTCACTGTACCACCTCCTTATCGGTTCTTTCCTGTGAGGATTTCTTTGTAATAATGCGTATAAATCGCATAGCGTAGGGCATCCAGTACGTCATCCCACAATTTAACTGGTTCTCCTGTGCTCGAATTCCACACGTATTGAAAAATTTCATCTTCAAAACGTTTCACTTTATCACGAACAATAAATAATCTTTCCAATTTGAATCGTCTTGCTACTTCTTCAATCCCTGCAACAACTGCTTTCTTTGCATTGAATGCTCGTATTTTTTCGCGTTTGAAACGTGCAACATGTTCTGGTCGAGCTGTATCACAATAAAAGTTGATATTGCCATAACGCTCTTTAATATCTTTCGCTATCTTTACCCAATCATCAATCTCATAATATTGATGAGCATGCTCTTCACACAAATACACATCGCCTTGGTCGTCTTCTGCCAGAACAACAATAGATCCGAAGTGCTCATATCCCCAGTCAACGCCAGCAAAATATTTTACGATATTCTTTTTGGAAAATTCCTCTAAAGAAACATAATGTACTTTCTCTTTAAAATCTTTATATACTATACCTTCTGCTGCTACCCAGCGTCCGTGAATATCACGTTCAGTAAACATACCTGAAGGTGTACTTGCTACAATTGATTCGATGTATTCCTCATCTAATTTATCGTTATCAAATAAAGAAAAATTGAATACGCGAATGTTCAAACGACCACTTTCTAAAGTTTGACCATCTTTGTCAATGTAGTCTTTCTTGATACTGTGTGCTGGATTCTCCGGGTTTGTATCGATTAATACTCTAGCCCCTGGGTAAGAACAACGTGAAATAACTTCTTTTACAAATGAGTCATGTAATGCAGTTCCTTCGTTGACGAAAGCCCCTGCTGCAGTAAAACCACGTGCCTTTTTCCATGAATCTGCTTTTGCCCCATCAAATACATATACTTTATTACCGAAAATCGTAACAGCATTGGCCTTATTGAGCTTTAATTCTTTGCCCAATATCATTTCCATATCATCTAGTACGTTGCGTCGTATACTCGCTTGTGTAGCGCCACCGATGATAAAAGATAACCCTTGTCCTTCATACTTTGCAATATGCATTAAATAAAGCAAGATAAACACAAATGTTTTTCCTGCTCGCTTTGCGCCACTCGCGACTATGATTTTTGGTTTTTCTTTTACGTACGAATCCATAACGGTCTGTTGCTTTTTTGTTAATTCAGCCATTACTCTTCACCAGCCATGCGACGTAACATTTTCGCAATCTCCGATTCTTGCTTATTACTATCAGGTTTTTCGAGTTTATCAATTTCAACTTTTGTTTTATCAATGTTCAACTTGGATTGCTCATTCTGCAACTGCTTACGTTCATTTTCATTGAGTAAATCCGTATACTTTGCAAGAAATGCAAGTGCTGCCATCTTATCAGCAAGTTTAACTTTGAACATGCCGTCTTTACCTTTCGACAATTCAGTTATGAGCATGCCGTCAATCTCTTCTGAATGATGCATAGAGAATTTTGTATACGTATATGGTACTACTTCTGTTTTCTCAGACTTCTTCGAGCCATCAGGATTATATTCAACTGTTGTCTCTGTTGCTTCCGAATCAACTTGAGTAAAATCAATGAAGTCCGTTATGTCCGCAAAGGCGATAGCTTTATACTTCTCTAACACATCAAATTTATCTAAATCAAGACTCTCAAGCCTTTGCTTTTTCAATTCAGCAATAGTTTCTTTCACCTTAGCATTACTTAGCAATCTACTTCCGTTCGCCATCGCTGCTTGATAGCTGCAATCATACACTTTTTTGTATGCACTTGTAGCATTCAGTGACCGAACATAGTACATACAAAAAAGCCGTTGTTTATCAGTTAATCCGTCCTCTGTTACCAAAGTGGAAATGTCATCTGATTCGGCGACTTTTTCTTTACTTTTTTTCGATTGTATTTTTATCGGAGTACTCCGTTCGCTTGATTGGAGTACTCCGTTTAATTTTCCTTTCCAATTATCCTTTGATTTAGATTTCCATGAACCAATGGTTTTTTCTGATACACCCAAGATTTCCGCGATGGCACGGTTAGTTATTTTACCGTCATGTTGCATATAAATCTCTAGTGCTTTATCGCGATTGGGATCACGAACCCGCGCCATAATATCACCTCTTTAAAAATAAAATCTAAAAATGTATAATTTATATAAAAATTCTTGGAGGTTTTAGTATGTTTAAACGAACTATAGATAAAGAGCCATATAGTGTATTTCTTTTTTTTTGATATTAAGTTCTTCCTATTTTACAATTTTTTCTATAACTTTTCTTATATGCTATAATACTTACCCTTTGTTTAATCAATCATTAGAATCAATTTTTTACAGTAATATATTGCTTATTGGAATGCCACCAACAGTATCTATCGTTTTATCATATTTAATTATTATTTTTATCCTTTATCGAACTAATAGTTTTATAAATAAAAATTTGGTTTCAAAGGTTAAAGATCTTCTTGCACAAATAAGTGTTTTTCTATTGATATTGGTTAATGCCATTAATTTAATTAATAAAGAATCAAAACTTAATTTAATTCCTGTAGTAGAAGAAAAGTCCGATTTTATCAGTAAAAATATTTTGGAAACTTTAACATTAATGTTTGAACAGATAAATTTAACTTACACAATCCCTATACTATTTAGCATACCCACCATTATATTGTTAGCTATAGAACATACTAGTTTTGCAAGCCAAACTTATAAACATATAAAAGGTTCACATAAGAAAAGCACACGCCTTCCTCTAGCAAAAAGCGAAAGAGTTATTGAAGGTGAGAGAATTGTTTTTGAAATAAAATTAAATATTGCTGAATCCAGGAGACTATTAAATAAATTACATAATAGAGTTAATCAATGATACACTTCCCACCACCTATACCTGAGCTTTAATAGCCTCTAGCTGTCCCTTCCTTAAATCTTTAAAAAACTAAGACAACCGTAACTTTGATTAGTTACCCCATGTAGCAGTTGTCTTAGTTTCGACTCTTATCACTCTCATTATTATTAATACATCTGTTTTTTACGAAATTCGCTTTGTACCAATGTTTAGTTTTTAAGTTTATCTGGATAGTTGTCAGAATTGTTCATAAACAGTTGTTTCTCTATTATCATTCTTAGAAATTGTAACTACGATGTCCAATGGCATTACCCCAATATGCTAGTTACTTTGTAAAATAAAAAGCACCCTAATCGGATGCCTACACTGGATTTCTTAAGTATTTAGTTTTCTCTTCATTTCTTCGTTGAAGTCTACTTTTACTGCAAATATTTCTGCACTCATTTCCATTGATAATGGCGTATGAACAACTAATTCAATTTTATACCAATCAACATCAGTTGATAAATATTCACCTTCAACTGGTATCCTGTCAAAATCAAAATATCTGTTATCCCAATTTACATCACCAGCATCATGAAGATGTACAAATACACTTTTCATCATAACCACCTCCCACCCAATCATAAACCAGAAGATAAAATATATGTAATAACTATCTGCTCTCAAAACCACACCAAACTCTGTCCTCTCAATTCATAGCGTTTTGGCTGTTGAATGTAGTTTTCAAAGCAAAAGAAAAACACCCTGAGGGTGCTTTATTAATACTCTAATTTTTATTTAGCTGAATTCCATTGTAGGGACCTTTATTGATTGTTCCAAACGTTTTTTTCCACATAGACTCCTTCTGGATTATTTCTGAATTCGTCCCTTCCATAAACTCAATGACGGAAAAAGTAATTGAATTATAGCCGTTTTCTAAAATATATAAATTCAAATGATGTGCATCACCTAAAAACCCTAAATGAGTCATCCACCTACCTATAATCCCACCTGTACCATAAGCACTACCAATATATCGACTTTTGCCATCTTCTGAGCGTTGAATATAAATTCCGTTTTGACTTAAAACTTTTTTCAAATTATTCTGCTCTGAATTATCTTCCCAAATTGCAATAATCTCTCTCCAGGAAAATGTTTGTCCTAGCACCTCTTCTTGAGATACATCAACATCAGGTAATTCCAGTCCTTCAAACCTGGATGTATGTGCAAGTCTACTAGTTGCTTTACTTTCTTGTATTATTTCTTCTGAAGCCAATATTTCAGCAATATTAGTTGCTATTTGTAAGTAATCAGCTGCTTGAAAATCAATATAATACGTTCCTTTTTTAACAACTTCAGGTAATGACATTAACGTATTTTTTAAGTATTCATTCATATCAGGTGCATGATAAATTCTAAAAAATCTTTTTGGTTCATTATCCCATAATTCAAAAGCTCTAATTTTATAGAAATTTGGCTTTACACTATACTTTACCCACGGTGTTGATTCATTTGTTTTGTCATATCTTTCTTTCAACTTAAACATACTAGCAAGTCCACTTGTAGTTAGAATTGGTTCTAATACATCAAACATAATTCTCTTCCCTTCATTTATGAATAACTAATTATACCAAATTACTAATAGTTTTCTTAATAATTTCCATTTAGTTTTGCATAAGAATGTTCTATCCAATAAAAAGGAAGAAGCTCTGCTCGATGCTCACTTTTCAAAGCAAAAGAAAAAAGCATCATAAAGCTTTTTACAGCCTTTACAATGCTTTTATAGTTCCTGTTTAGACAGGAGTAAATACTTAGTGAAGTAACGAATTGTGTTTAGTGCATTTCCGTGCACTTTGTTGATGTAGTAAGTTTGACTGAAATTATGGAAAGTGGACGAAGTTCACATATAAACCACTCCTTAATGTTGGTCATAGTAAAGCTGTGAATTGATACATTGATAAATAAACCGCAAATAAAAATAGCCCGATTAATAACCAACCATAAACTTTTCTCTCGCTCTGAAATGCTTCAATTCCTTTAGTTAACATGAATAAACCTGAGAAGAATACCATTAAAAAAGTCAGATCGTAATCCCGTGTTATAAGTAGGTAAGCTGAAAGAGAGACAGTTATGATAGCAAAAACAATTTGTAAAATGTTCATCATAATATTCCACTCCTCTTTAAATATCATATAACAAATAAGAAGTTGTGGAAATGATTGTAAATATTATACCTTTTATATTAATTAAGATATCTAATCTCTTAAAAATATGGGTCGGCCATGTATGTCATACTCCGAACAAGTTTGTTCAGCGCAGGTCGGTCGTCGGTCTGTCTTTCCCTAATATTTAGGTTTTTATAAATACCAAGAGAGGAAAACCTTACCGCACCATCCTGCCTCCCAGTTTACATCATATTTTTCCTCTTACAAAACATGCTACATGTTTTACATTTGTTCCTTTTGTTATATCTGTTACATTCGTTACATTTGTTCCTTTGTACTTACTTTTGGTTTATTAGATTCAAAGTATTTAATCTTATCGTTTATTTATATTTTCTTGAATATACAAATTCAATTACTGGAGATGTAACGAATGTAAGCCCAACAACTATGAGTAAAGGGTAATTTTTCATGTCATTTAAATTGGATACACCCTCTGAAATAAACAAAATTAGACATGCCATAATCATTAAAACATAATACCCAATCTTTGCACTCTGAGTTTCAATATGTCTATCTAATTCATCTTTATCTTTAACACCATTATGGTTACCCCAATTAATCCAGTTGAAAAGATAAGACAAGGCAATGAAACTAAAAATTATAGAACCCCCATCTATTGTTCCGAATCGCATCCATCTGTATAATGTGTAGCTTACAAATCCACAAAAAACTACAAAAACAATAAGTCCTATTATCTTTTTTGATTTATCCATTCTTTTTCTCCCCATTCTCCTGTGGTATAAATAATTCCTCCATAGTGGCACCTAAAACTCTTGCAATATCAAAAGCGAGCTTTAAACTTGGATCGTATTTGTTATTCTCTATAGCATTAATTGTTTGTCTAGTTACGTTACACAGATCTGCCAACTTCCCTTGTGAAATGCTACATTTTTCTCTTAGTTCTTTAATATTATTTTTCATAATATAACCACCTTCATATTATTAAGGTGTAAAATATCTTTTACATCCTAATAATACCCAATTAAACGATTGCATGTCAAATATCTTTTACATTAAATTTTAGTACACTTGAATTCAATCCTTTTCATAACTAAAAAAAAGAAGCAACCTTTAGGCTACTTCATCATCTGAATTAAAATATTGTTTCTGACCCTAAATATCGTCGTGCTGGATAAATTCATGTGCTTACCAATCGCTCGCAAGCTATCTCCATCAAGCAATCTATGAAGCACTTCAACTTCTCTAATACCTTGTACTAACGGAATACGTTTTTGCACCTCTGCAATCTTTTGCTCGTATTCCTTAATTCGATAATTTAACGAATATACACGACGTTGTACTTCTGTATACACTGGATCGCTTGTCCCACCACTAGCCTTTGGTAATATTGCCTCAATACCATACATAGCCGTTTTCGCCCCAATGTAACTATTGTTATCAACCTTCGCTACTGGCTGCCTTGCTTCCTCAATCGTTTCTACCATCCAGCGATAATTCTCAATCCACTGAATTAAATTCTCTTTCGTTACTTTGATTTGCCCTTGTTTGCCCATTAGGTTTGCCCTCCTAAGTTGTGATATACTACTTTTACTAGATTGTCTTAAAAGGGCATAAACCATTCGAGCTGTAGCGTGTGATGACGTTACAGTTTTTTATTTTTCAAAAGGCAAAAAACTATAAAACCCAAGTTTACTTGGCATATAAATAATAGTGTTAAGCTAACTAGTTTAACTTGGCACCTCCCTATTTGTTACAAGGGGCACTATATCCCAGGTGACCTTTCTTTTCTCATATTGTTCGCTCAAGAAAGCTGTAGCGTGTGCAAACGCTGCGGCTTTTTCTTTTGTCTGTTCTTCATTTGTCTTTACTGGCTTTACTGATTCTAAAATCCAAAAGTTAGAAAAGTGAATCGAAGAACTTGAAAGAAATAATAAATTTTTTAATTAAATTAGAAGTTACTGAAAAACATTTAATTGTTCACTAGCTAATATTTATGATTGCCTTGAATATAGACAGAAGCTTTTAAGGCACTACTCCATCCCCTTAAATGTCAATCGATTCACCTACCCCAAAATTAAGTGCAAAACCCTTTTTTAGCTTTATGTAAAAGTTATCAATTTCTAAACACAGTCTTCAATTATTTTTCATACATATTAAATGTTTCAAAATATGTTTAGCAATATTTTATCATGAAAATTGAAATATATTTTTAGTTAAACTTTCGGTTTCTTGCTGAGTTTTTTATCCAAATTAAAGTTCTTAATACATGTGTACATTTATACTATTCGCACTATGTTTAATATATTTATTTACATAATTTTACCAAATATGACACATTAAATTTATTTTTCATATAATTATCCTGTTATTATATAGTTAAATTTCCTTTTGAATAAATTTAAGTAATAATTTGTTTCGAAAGGAAGTCATATTTAAAGAGAGGTGATTACTAATGTTTAAAGCGATTAATGAAGCTCCAGAGATATCACAACCAATAAATGAATATGGATGTACCTCAAAGGATACTTGTTGGTTCTGTGATACTAAAGACAGATGCATGCCTTGCGATGCTTCTGATATTTGCCTTGTATTTGATAAATAATATTTAGAAATGCGAGATCACTAATTGATCTCGCTTTGTAGAGTAGACTGGGGGAATTTTTTATGACTTTATTACTTTCAAAAAAAGATGAGGTTATAGAATTTAATTCACATAGATTATATAAATCTAAAGATAGAAATTATATGTATTCAGTATTAAATAATACAATATTTGAAATTGACCAATTAGTATTAGAAATATTAAAACTTTCTGGAAAAACAACACAAGAAGTAATATCAAGTTTACAAACTGATTTTTCTAAAAAACAAATTGAAGAAGTTCTTATTAGCATGGAGAAAGGTCTGGTTATTAAGTCAGAAGATAACGATAGAAAAATACAGAAATTAACTAATCACTTAAATATCAACCCTATTATTTCACTTACATTATTAATTGTACAAGAATGTAATCTTGGATGTACATACTGTTATGCAGAAGATGGCGAGTATCTCGATAAAGGAAAAATGAATAATGACATTGCTAAAGCCTCAATAGATTTTTTACTTGAAAATTCGGGTGATAGAAAGGATATATATGTTGTATTTTTTGGTGGAGAACCTCTTTTAAATTTTGATCTTATTCAATCCACTGTTAAATATGCAAAGGAAAAAGAAAAAGAGTTTGGAAAAACTATTAGATATAGTATCACAACAAACGGAACACTTATTACAAATAAGATAAGAAATTTTTTAAAGAAAATGAATTTACAGTGCAAATTAGTATGGACGGAAGCGAAGAAGTTCATAATGCTAACCGCTATTATAAGGGTGGCAAAGGTTCATATGAAATAATTTTAAATAGAACGAAGGAAATGAGAGAAGAGAATTTCATCACTGCTCGTAGTACTATAACTCCAAAAGGGTTAAATGTTTCAGAAATGTTTGATCATCTAGCTAATTTAGGTTTTAGAAGTGTAGCTATGTCTCCTGCTGCTTATATGCTTTCAGATGATGATTATAAAACACTAAATAAAGAGATGGTTCAATTAGTTGAGACATTTAAAGAATATCTGAAAGTTAAAGATTATAAAAAAGTATTTCAATTATCAAATGTGAGAAGCATGTTAGATAGACTACATTCAGGAGGATATCGTTCTCACTTTTGTGGTGCAGGAGCTAATTCATTTGCTATAGACATAAGAGGTAATTTGTATCCTTGTCATAGATTTGTAAGCGAAAAGAATTATATTTTAGGAAATGTTGTTCAAGGAAAAAAAGTTGAAAGACATGAGAATTTCATGGAAGAGTCACATGTAAAAAATCGTACAACATGTACAACTTGTTGGGCAAGAAATTTATGTACCGGAGGATGTCATCACGAAAATTTACAAGCAACTGGTAAAATACAATCACCACCAGCAAACTATTGTAAGATGACCCAAAATTTTATTAACGAAATTATAAAACTTTATTTGAACCTATCTGAAGAAGAGAAAAAATTACTTTTTTAAAGTTGACTATCTCAAGGGTGATTCAGAATACTTTTTACTTGGAGGTTCATTTATTTGTTCATATTTTTCAAAAAATATTTAAATAATCTAAAATCAATACAAGCAGTGGTTATTGCTATCATTTTAATTAATATAGGGATTAACTTAATACAGCCTATACTAATTAAAAATTTAATAGATATGTATTCCTCTGGAAGTCTTCAAATAATATTGGTAATTTTATTCTGTATCGCCCTTACCCTATTACTTACTTTAGAGTTAATTACAGGAATAATAAGAGATTATTTTATAAATAAAATTAGGTATACTTTACAAGTTAGACTAAGAAACGATATATATAAACACAGTTTAAACACATTAAGTAAAGATTCTTCTGGTAAAGTAATTTCACTTATTTATAATGATGTAGATGCTGTAGTTGGTTTAATGAATATCGCAGTTATTTCTCTTATAACTGACAGTATAACTCTTATTTTAACCATGGTTATTCTATTTTATTTAAATTGGAAATTAGCTGTAATCTCTTTGGTGTTCTTTCCAATATACTATACTCTTTATCGAACTTCAAAAAGGAAAATTTACAATTTAAATATGGATTATAAAACCAAGTTAGAAGACTTAACAGAAATGTTGCAAATAGGAACTAGGCAAAAATGGTTAGCAATGAGATTTAATCGACAAATATATAGCAATTTATTATTTCATAAAGAACAAAAAAAGGTAATTGAAATATCGAAGCCTTTATTGCTTCAACAATCAATTTTATCTGGTTTGAGTAATTTTTTAACAGGTATATTACCTGTTACATTTATAATAATAGGTGGCTATTTGTTAGTAGCTGAACAATTAACTTTGGGAACATTAATCGCCTTTTGTACTTACATAGTTAAAATGTTACAACCCATTTCACGACTAACTCAATTAAATGTTCATATCCAGTCCGCCTTATCTTCAGCAAGAAGAATTTTTACTTTTTTACAAAAGAAAGATAATTGGCAAGGTACTAAACAATTTAAATCATTTAGGGATAGAATAACTTTTCAAAATGTGGATTTTTCTTATGATAATAGTAATCTTGTACTTTCAGATCTATCATTTGATATTCAAAAAAATCAAATGGTTTCTTTTGTTGGAGAAAGTGGATCTGGAAAAACAACAATTTTACGACTCCTTAGTGGAGAGCATCAAGCACTTAGAGGGAGTGTCTTCTATGATCAACGTGACATCTACACATGGAGTAAGAAATCATTTTTTAATAAGGTTTCCATAGTTAAACAAGAAGAAGAAATTGTTCCAGGCACTATTTTTCAGAATATAGCATTTGGTTATAAAACTGCTACCATAGATCAAGTTATACATGTAGCAAAAATTGTTGGTTTACATGATTTTATATTACAGTTACCTAAACAATACGACACGTTTATTTACCCAGACAAGATAGATTTATCAGTAGGTCAAAAACAAAGGTTGGCAATTGCAAGAGCAATTATAAGAGAGACAGAAATATTAATTTTCGATGAAATTACTTCTGCTTTGGATGCAGAAACTGAACAGTATATAATCAAACTAATTAATTCACTCAAAGGAAAATATACGATTATAAATGTTGCCCATAAATTACAAAATGTTATAAACTCTGATAAAGTTTTTGTTATGGATAAAGGAAAAATTATGGAAGTAGGTACTCACTCAGAACTTTTACAAAAAGGAAGTTTATACAAAAACATTTATTTTAAACAGCAAAATGCATTAACAGAGGCCTCAAGTCACTACCTAAAGGTTAAGTAACTTTAATAATTTCTTTATTGTGTGCCCCCCTGATTTAGGATTAATAATATACCTTTCTAATAAATGGGAAATTACTTCGACATACTACACTTCTATAACTTTTCTAATTTTATAAAGTATAAATCACACAAGGGACATTCCCTTACTGTGCTTTATACTTTAAATGTATTGTTTAACTTCTACTAAACAAGGATTTATTTTATTTTAATAATTCTAGTTAGCTATAGATATGTTCTCAATTCTAGATATATTTTATTAAATCCTTAATATTTCCAATCTAAATTTTGAGTTAATTTATAGTTTGAAGTAAAGTCTGGATTACTTTTTATATCTTCTGTGTATACCTTAACTATGAATAAATACTATCGCTTAATCGCTTTTGAACATCTTACAAGACAGAGAGTGGAAACTCACTCATACTCACTCATATATTATTTGGTTTAAATGTTCTGCAATATCCTTCAGCATTTTTTGCCTGAGTAACTTCCAATTTCTCAGCCACTGCTTACATTCTCATTTTTCCCTAACATCTCTAAAACTTTTTGTCTCTCAGCCTCAAAATCTATCGTTGTATTTTTAGATTCTTTTACGAAGGGTTGTTCTTTTTCATTACGATTATCGAACCATTCAGGAACTACTTCAGTTCGTCTATTTTGCTTATTGTTTTGTTGAGGTCTAGCTCGTTGTTGAGCTTTTATCTGCTGACTCTTCCAACGCAAATCTTCGGCCTCAACTGCTTCAAGTGTTAAGAGCTTTTTATTACGCCAATCTTTTAAGATAGTTTCAACGTAACCCCAATTAGTTTTTCCGTTCAAAATTGCTTTCTCCATAGCTTTTATAACTAAGGGCTCTGAGAGATCTTTAATCCATGAGTCGATTTTGTACACGATTAGAGAACCTAATGCTCCAAAGTGATTTTGTTCGTAAAAGGCAAATGCATTTTGTGGAGTTGTAGTCGAAGACTTTGAAGCTGCGTATGCAGGCTCCTTATCATCATTATTATTATTTAATGTATTAGTATTTAGTGAATCAGTACTTAGTGTATTAGTACTTAGTAGTTGCGGATTTTCCGTGAACGGTTTATCCGTCGACGGTTTTTCCGTTAGTGGTTTTCCCGTATACGGTTCATCCGATGGTGGATTATCCGTAAGTGGTAAATCCATGTACGGAACTTCATACACAATGGTAACGTAATCAAACTTCCCACCTTCAACACGTCGTCGTTCTTTTTTTACATATCCAAATTTCTGTAGCTCTCTTAATCCAGCAGTAAACGAGTCCTTGCCATCTTTTGCCCATTGCTGCATTTCCTCGTTATAAAATGTCCAATCATCAGGCTTAGATAGCATGAATACATGTATTGCTTTAGCTTTCCAACTCAATCTTGTATCCTGGATGGAAGTATTGTTAATGATTGTATAATCTTTATTTTTTTCTACTCTTACGATGCTTCTACTTTCCATCGTTGTCCCTCCTATATGCTTTCATCATTCTAATAAATAGCCAACTTTAATTGTTTTAGTAAGTTGTTTAGTCATACGACAATATTCGCATTTTCCACATCGTACTGGCTCTTTTCTAGAGCTTTTAGCTTCAATAATGCTAGGTAACATGGTTTTTACATACTCAAATTCAAAATCGAAGTCAGATATTTCAAACTCTAATATTTCCTTATCCGGAGGCGTTTCCTTAGTCACCGCAACGAGATAGGGATCATAGTACTGTCCAGTGTTTTGATAGATTATTTCGCGATAAATTGCCATTTGTAGTACATAATCATAAGCCTCAACAAACGAAACATACTTATTGTACTTTTCACTCCAATACCGTTTATAAAGGCTCTGAGTGGTCTTTAAATCACTGAATGATTTACGGTCATGGTGTATAGAGTCAACTTTGATTTTCCAAGGTACTCCAAAAAGCTCACCTGTAAAAATAACTTCTTTTTCACCTTCAAGAGCAAACATTGCAAATCGGTCATTTTTTAAAGTTTCTATCATACTTTCTGCTTGCTCAAAGTCAGCGTATTTTCCTCCACGACTTTTAAAAATGCTGTCATGATGTTTCTCACAAAACTGGGTAAAAGCTTGGTCACTTTCGAAAGCTGCGTGTGTGTAGGAACCAACAATTAGGGCTGTTGATGAAGGACGAATAAACTCGCCCTTCAACTCAGCCACAAAGCTTGCTTCACATTTCACAGCACTTTTAAACTGAGATACTGACATATAGTATTGATTAGCCTCATTTGAGTGGTAATTCTGTCTGTTCAATTGGAATGACTGTATCATCTTGCTTCACCTCAGATTTTGGTTGTTCTTGTGATTTTTCAAACTCAGCAACTAAGGAACTTTGCTTCTGTTTAGCTGTATCTTTGTCAAACCAATCTTCTACCTTTGTCATACCATCACATAGAGAATTGTAGATTTTGCCCAAATCAATATAATCTCTTTCTGTAAATTCACTAGTTTTATAACCAAACTTTTCTTCAACCATTTCTTGTGTGACTTTGAAATATTCTTTTAGCATTTTTAAAGCATTTGCTAGTCGATCTTTTAGTGGCTCAGTGTTATTCCCTTGTAATGTCAACTCACATTCTTTTAAAGCTCTTTCAACGATGTCACCTGGAATGATGCCAAGAATACATGCTCTTAGTCTACGAGAACCATCATTTGCAACCTTTTCATAAATATCACGTGGATCAGAGAATGTTTTTAACCCATTTTTTGTTTTTATTGAGTGTTTAACTGTAAAAGTTTTTTCTTGTCTTGTATTCGTTTCTAGATCCCAACAAAATGCCATAGCTGTTGATTCACCATTTCGTTGTTCTAATTCTTTAACACCAAAAGAAATATTCCCCCAATTTTGCGCTAAAACCTCTGCAAGCCGAATTGAAGGTCCAGTAACATTTGTACCTGCTCTTGGATACGAATACATTGCTGACTCTGCAAGTGAGAAGCGTTTGCAAGCATCTAGGATTCTTCTCTCAGCTTCGTAATAATTTCTTGGAAAAGACTTTGCCATAAATATTTGTCCTTTCACTTCCTCCATTTCACGAGAGGAACTAACTTGTGTTAGTACCCCTCCCCCTTGCGATGATTGATAGGAAGTAGGGTTGTGAAATTGATCAGTTAAGTTACTCATTGAAATTCCTCCTATAGTGCGCTATAATGACGCTAATAATGTTTGTTTAGACCACTCTGCCAAGTGGTTTATTTTTTTGTATGAGCAAAGCCATAATGCTTTTCCACATACTCAATAACCTTTGAATCACTCATGTCGTAAGTTGTATAGTCCTTATATCCAGCAGCCAAATAATCACTGATATTGTCAATGTGAATCAATGCATCACCTATCTCAAAATACACATCACCACAAGCTATAAAACTACCAAAATCATCGTGCATTTCAAAAGATACAGCTGGCTCATAAGGTGCATCTGGATAATCAATACGCCCTAGTACCATTGGATTTTCTATTTCCATAAGTGTTCTCATGCAATCGCCTCGTCCTCTCTTTCCCAGCAGATAAATGCAATACCTTCCATAATAATTCGGAATTGTTTCCACTGTGCATCGTCACAACCTAACGTGCTCTCAATTTCACAGACACCAAGTTTTTGAATAGCTTCTTTTGTGTGCAATTGAACAAGAACATTAATATGATGTGTGGTACTAGCACAGTATTCTAAATTAAGAACATTCTCAGGAGATATACCGTATTGCTCCAAAATCTTTGGCAATTTAGCAATCTTAGATAATGCATTAACTAATTTCATACATATCAACCCTTTCGTCTATTTGATGGAAAAGCCTGTCGCCATACGCAAACTTTGATTCTCAAGTTTTTTCACCGCCTTCAGTGAAATACCACGTTTGGTTAAATCATTTATTAACCCTCCAAAACTTCTGTTGTCCTGCAGTTGGACCTCTAGGCGTCTAATAGTATGTTGTGCCTGTTTTATCCGCCATGCACATTCTGCAGCCAGATGGTATGTTCCTTGTTGCTCATGAAATTTTATAGCAGCTCTTAAATCCTCTATACATGCTTTCTTTGCAGCAATTTCTAGTTCCAGCTTCGTTACAATGTTCATAGAATAAATGCCTCCTACCAATGCTTATTAAGATTTTTATAATAATCAAACAGCCCTTTTCTTCTTAGAGAAGTTACTTTAGTTTGAACAGTATGTTCTGTTCGCCCAATAGCAAATGCTATGGTCCTCGTATGGTCGATCTCATAAAATTTACATATATATTCGAGTTCACTTTCTGAAAAAGGTTTTCCATGCGAAAAATGAAACTCTGGGTGATACCGCATACGCCCAAAATTGTCATAGCTAATTGCTGTGTTCTCCATTGTGCTCCCCTCTTTCTAAACCTTGATGAACTAAAGTCCAAAGATCGCGAAGGGGCTTATCACCATTGCCCCACATCCGCAATATTTCAAGCGCTAAAGCCTCATTTTTGTTTGATAACTCAGTCAGCTTTTCAGGTAAAAATGCGCGAATTTTAACTAGCTCCATATTGATGGTATTTTTCATTGTTCTGACTCCTTTCTTAAATCATCCAAACTCACTTCTAGAGTATCTGCAATTTTACACATTACTCGAAATGTGGGATTAGGATTATCACTGTTTTCTATCATTTGGAGAGTAGATTCATTTATCCCTGATAGTTTTGCAAGTCGATATCTTGATAGATTGCGATACTCTCTTAGCTCTTTCAAACGAATCCCCAATATATAGTTCACCTCCCATTTGATTACAACAATATAATGTGATATATTAATAAAATAGAACAGATGTTCTTTCTGAAATAGAAAGGAAGTGAATTACTTATGGCTAATAAGAAACAGACATCTAAAAGTATTGCTAGTAAGGCTAGTAAAATATTAAAAGACGGTCGATACAGCAAAACTGCTAAATCTGTTGCTGGCTCAGCATTAGCTCAAACTAAGAAGAAATAACCTTGAAAGTTTGAGTTACCTGTAAGGAAATAATCATTTCTCTTTGCAGAAAAACAGTGTAGTTGCTTGCATTTACTCCAATAAATTGACCAGGAGCTACACTGTCTACCTCTTGCGGTATGTTATTAAAAAGCTCCACATCCTCATACTCATCGCCATTTACAAGAATCAAACGCTTGACTTTCACTTATACAAGTCCCCCCTTCTCCTGATTAACGTTTCCACCGTTATTTATTAGCTACAAGTCCAATGCTAGTTCATTGGCTTCCAGCTCAGCACACGTGTTACTAGTTTGGTATAATTCACCTGTAGAAGGCGAGGTGAATATATATGAAATTAAATTTTGATGCTATTCGAGAACTACTACTTGTAATTGAAGAACAGCCAAGGAACATTAATCTTAACCAAGTTATTTCTGACACAAGACTTAAAGAGTTTGAACCAAATGATCTAGGTTATGCGCTAAAAAATGATTGAGTCTCGTTTGTTAATTGGACAAGTAGCAAAGTCTAAAATGGGTATCAACTTCCATATTGATTCCATAAGTCTTGAAGGGCATCGTTTTATTGATACAATCCGTAATGATACTCTATGGAATAAAACCAAAGCAGTTATGACACGAACAGGAGCAACAGCTATCAGCATACTTATGTCTACTGCATCGGATATTTTCAATAAATACATTTCAGATATCATCTAATCCAGCAACGTCAGCATAAAAAGTTAAAGTCACTGTAGAAAATTTAGAAACACCGGAATTCAGTGTGACATCTAATAGCCTGTGAATAAGAACTCCGTCTATTTGAATACCTTTGCCAATAGATACTTTATTGAGTTTTGAATCGAAATCATAAATAGCTTTACCTACCTCACTCGTTGCACCAACAACCTGTGAGGATTTTTTATTTTCTTCCACCATCTCATCCCCTTTTAAATCATGTTTATTTGTAATTTATGGGCTAGATTGTACAAGATAATTCATTATCCAGTACACATTTCGTGTACTCCATTTCAAAAAAAAGGACTACAGGACTTTCTTCTAAAATTTCAGCTATTATCTGCATCTCATCTTTTTTAAATTCACGAATGCCATTAATTTTGTTTCCTAATGCTGAAGGAGTTAAAATTACCCCTTTTTCCCTCATAAGATGAGCTAACTCTTTTATTGTTAATCCGTTAGCGGCAAGTGCACCCCTTAACTTTGGAAATGTAACATCTTTTTTCATTTCCTCACCTCCTTGTCAAAAATTATAGTACACACTTTGTATACAGTCAACAAAATACACAATATTAATTTACAAAACGTGTACTATACTGTATATTATGTGGTGTAAGGAGGTGATTCAATTGGTTGACATATCAACAATATTAAAAGAAATAGTAGCAAAAAGTGGGATGGAACAAGAAAAATTTGGAGAAACCATAGGATTGAAAAAAGCTGCCTTTAACAACTATGTGCAAGGTCGCAGAGAGTTACCTAAATCCGTCATAACAAAAATGATGGAAGTTCATAATATTAATCCAGCTGTGTTTTTTGACAAGGATGCTCCTTTGTACATTAGAGACATTAATGATTCACGTAAAATTAATTCTTCAAATAACCTAATCTCTGTACAATCGACATCGGAATATACTTATTTCCCTGTGCACGCTTCTGCCGGTCCCCCAATACGAATTGACAGTTTAACCGATGCGGAAACTATCACAATCCCAGACGCAGTTTTAGGTAGACATGCTGGAGATGAAGAACTATTTTTTATGCGTGTAAATGGAGATTCGATGAATAAAGTAATACCTCATCAATCTCTTATTGGTGTGAAACCTATTCAAATTAATGAACTAAAAAATGAAGATATCATTGTATATAGTGATGGATATAACTACTCAGTAAAAAGGTTTTATCGGGATGGGGATCGGTTAATTTTTAGACCTGAGTCACATGATGCTAGCTTCACAGATTACACGGTTAGCGAACCATACGAGGACTTGAGATTACATGGCAAAGTTGTTATTTATATTGTTAACTTAGATTAATACTTAACGTTAAGCATTAAACCAGGAAAAGAGCAGACTCATTTGTCTAGCTCTTTTCTTATAAACTTTGAAAGGAGATTAAACTGAAATGACTGTAAAAGAAGCTGCAGCCAAAATTATATTACGTGTAGCTATCTACGTTCGTGTATCTACCCGCAATCAAGAAGACAAATATAGTTTAGCTGCCCAAGAACATGATTTAGTAGAATATGCGAACAAACAAAACTGGCATATCGTTGAAGTTTTTAAAGATGTAGAAAGTGGAGCAAAGTTCGATAAAAAAGGATTAACAGCTTTAATGGATTGTGTAGATGATGGCCTAGTAGATATTGTACTAGTAGCTGATCAAGACAGGTTATCACGCTTAGATACATTGAATTGGGAAGAATTAAAATTAGTGTTGCGTGAAAATAATGTAAAAATTGCAGAACCAGGCTTAGTTATTGACTTAGAAAATGAAGATGATGAATTTCGTTCTGATTTATACAACATCATTGCAAGACGAGAGCGTCGTTTATTTCGTAGGAGATCCCAACGAGGATTACGCCAATATGTACGCGAGGGTGGAATATACGGACGTGTGCCATTTGAATATGTTTATGACAAGGAAACAAAGGAAGTATCCCTTAATGAGGAATTTTCTTGGGTTATATCATTCATTGATGAATTATTTTTACAAGGATATGGTCCTTCAAGTATTGCTAGTCACTTGAATAAAATATCACGAACACCAAACGGTGCTAAATGGCATGCCAACACAGTGTACCAAAGATTATTAAATCCAGCTTACTGTGGTGAGTACAGCGTAACATTTATGAATGGTGAAAAGATTACCATTAAGAAGAAATATCCCTTATTGCGAACTGTAGAAACTTTTGAGCGTATACAACACATCATCAAAACAAATGCTAAGCCATTCTCTACAACCCGAAAACATCATCATCCATTAGCTAAGCTGCATATCTCATGCTCCGAATGTGGTCGTAAAATATCTTTACAGCAAGGAGATAAATCACAGTACGGTGGATATAGATGGTATTTAGCACATAATCATGGATTAGCTGAGCCTTGCCCCTACGATCCGAAATATAACGCTGTTCGCATTACTAGACCCCTTGTATTGGCAATTAAAAATATTTTGCTGAGCGAAGAAACTGCGAAAAGATATCTGGATATTGAATTCAAAGACGAATCTCAAATTACCCACCTTGAGCAACAAGCATCCAATATACAAAAGATGATGAGCGATAATAATGGGAAAATTGATAAGTTGCTAGATTTATATTTGGATAACAAGCTGGCAAAAGAAAAATATGAGGATAAAACAAAGTCAATCGAAACAGAAAATGCTGATTTAAAAGCAAGCTTTGAAGAATTAAACATGAAAATAAATTTGATGAAGGATGAGAAATATAGCTATGATGCGTTGCTTGATAATTTAGCAGTTGTAGAAGAGCATTTATCTACTATCTATCGCATTGACACAGAATACAGCGAGAAAGATAAAGAGGATTTAATATCAGCACTGTTTGAATATGCACTACTCTCACCAGCTAATAACACCATCACGTTTAAATTTACTACAATCAATGATTTCCCTATTGATTTAAAGATTAATATTGATGAAACAAATCTGGAATATGAAGAACGGTTATTACAACAACAAAGAGAACGTTACGAAGCTACCCAAGCTATTTTGGATGCACAGCCTTCTCCAATATCATTTATGGAGTTAAAACGACTGTCTGGACTGAATGCACAAACTTTGCGACTAGATGAAGAACGCTTCGGACCCTATTCAAATTTAAAACTAGGTAAAGGCAGCCCTGAACGAAAAGCAGAAATTATTGAAGGTATTAAAAGGTTAATTACTGTCAATCCAAACATGACTAGTATAGAGATTGCTAAAGAATTGGGTAGTTCACAAGGCACCATACTAAAATATATAAGAGAAAATAACTTGCGTGAAGGTAGACAGCACAAGGGTTGA